TGTTAGATGCATTTAAAGCAATGCAAGCTGAAGGAGAAAAAAAAAAGTAGATTTTAGCGACTTGTTAGATATTGCGGTAATGGATTTAGGTCTGCTACCGCATTTTTTTTGGGAAATGACTTTGGTTGATTTTTACAGATATTTAATTTATAAACAACGTGAAAAAGCTGAAGAATGGGATAGAACGAGAGTGTTAATGAGTTATATTTTAAATACACAAGTTGAAAAAAAACATCAAAAGAAACCTAGACAAATTTTACCATTGTGGATTGATAATATAGAAAAAGCAAAAAAGGTAAGAGAATTTAAAGAAGATGAAAAAGAGAAGCTAAAAAAGATGATACCATGAATGAAAAACTAACTGTACAGATAAGTGCTGATATTGATTCTTTAAAAGCAGAATTAAAAAAAGCAGGATATGAGTTAAAAAAATTTAGCGATGGTGCAAATAATGCATCACAGCATGTAAGCAATTCGTTTTTAAAAATTACAGATAGTTTAAAAAACTTAGCATTAAGCTATGTAAGTTTACAAGCTGCTACAAGTCTATTAGGTTCATCATTTGATAGAGCTTTAAAATTAGATGCAATAAACGCTTCAATGACTGCAATAACTGGGTCAAGTGAATTAGCTGCACAACAATTTCAAAAACTTTCAGATTTTGCAAATCAATATGGTTTAAATTTAATTGCGGTTGCTGATTCTTATAAAAATTTTTCCGCAAGTGCTACGATGGCAAATGTTCCATTAGAGCAAACAGATTATATATTTCAATCTGTTGCAAAAGCTGCAAGTGTTTTAAAATTATCTAATGAAGATTTAAAAGGTGCTTTAAATGCACTTTCTCAAATGATTTCAAAAGGTACAGTGCAATCGGAAGAGTTAAGAGGGCAGTTAGGAGAAAGACTTCCTGGTGCTTTTAATTTAGCAGCAAAAGCGATGGGTGTAACTACCCAAGAATTAGGAAAAATGCTAGAACGTGGCGATGTAATGGCAGGAGATTTACTGCCTAAATTAGCATTAGAATTAAACAATACATTTGGAGATAAAATTATTGGGAATGTAGATAATTTACAAGCTTCTATTAACAGACTTGATAATTCATTTACATTAGCGGTAAGAAATGGTAATATTGGTATTTTTTTTAAAGAAATTGTAGATGGTGCAAATGAAGCTATAAAAATATTAGATTCTAAATCATGGAACGAGTTTTTTGGTAGAATTGCAGCTTTAGCAACTGGTAATGAAGCGTTAAAATTTAAATTAGATGCTACAACTTTAGCTTTAAAGCAATTAAATAAAGAAGCTGAAAAAACTAAAAGCATTTCAGATTTAACTAAATCTTTTGGAACTACTACTACAAAAAAATCTGGGCGTTCCCCTCAAGAAGCTATGTTGCCTATGGTAGGTGCTTCAGAATTGAAAAATGAAGCAAAAGCACTATTTGACTTATACAAACAAACTCCCGATACGTTAAAAACTATGGGAGATGCGTATGCTAATAATCCATTTTTTAGAGATTTAATAAATGGAGATATAGCAGAACAAACTAAAAAAACATTAGAAGATTTAAGAGGTTTAAAAGAAACAAAAGATACTTTTGGTAATAATTCAATACAGCTAGTAAGTCCTGAGCAATTGGCTAATATGCAAAATATGGTTACTTTGTTAGGTGGTGCTTTAACTTCTGCTTTTGATGCTGCTTTAATTAGCGGACAGAATTTCGGGCAAGTGCTTATAAAAGCAATTGGCGATTTAATCAAAAAATTATTAGCTGCGGTTGCTACTGCTGCAATACTTAGCGTAATTTTAAATGCATTTCCAGGAGGCGGTGCCGCTGTAAATTTTAAAGAAATATTAAGTAAGTTAACAGGCTTTAATTTTGGCGGTAAACCAACAGGGAACAAAGTTTTAAGTTCTGTACCTCAAAGAACAAACGAAGGTGCAGTATCTTTTGAAATTAGAGGGGATAAATTATATGGAGTTTTACAAAATTATAATCAAAGACTTAATTTATTAGCATAATGACATATAATTATAAATATAAAGTTGAATTTACAGGCTTAAAAACTGCAAATGCTTCTCAATTTTATTATCGTTTAGAATTTTATAAAAAAGAAGATTCAGATATAATATATGATATAATCCAATTAAAGGGAAGTTCAAATCCTTTTATATTAAAATACAATTCAAAAGAAGATTATGCTTTTGAAGCGTTTAGAGCATCAAATGCAGAAATTACATTGTTTTTTGATGAAAATACACAAGTAGAACCTGAAGAGTTTTTTTCAGATACAGAAAACACTACGTTTAAAGTTATTTTAAAACTTATTGATGTTACTAATAGCACAGAAACATCATTGTGGACTGGGTTTATTTTGTCAGGCGATATAGAATATGAATGGCAACAAAGGTATTATTTAAGACTTTCGGCAACTGATAATTTAGCAATATTAAAGGAGTATAAATATTCACAAGCTGATAGATTTACAATGTTTGAGACACAATCTGTTTACGATGGTATTTCAATCAAAGATTTTGTTTGTAAATGTTTATCTTTTATTGGTTTAGATTTAGATGTAAAATTTTTATTAGAATATTATAAAGAAGAAGATTCAAAAAATGAATTATCTATGTTTTTATCTGAATACTCAGCTATTGATTGGGATAAAAGATACCCATTTGATGTATTCGAAATTTTAAATAAACTAATGACTACAATGGGTTGTATTCTTTATCAAGATAATAGAGATTCAACATGGACTATTTTAAACGTAAATTATGCTTTGACTATTGGAAGCGATGAAATTCCATATAGGCTATATGACAAAAATGGAGCAGAATTAAGCGAGGGAATTTTAAATTTACAAGGAACAATAGGTAAAAATTCTAATTATATTTGGAGCGACACAAACCAAATAATTACTTTAAAAAAGAAAATAGATGAAGTAAGAATTACAATAAAAAACAGGCTTAAAAATCTAGTAATGAATTATGGATTTTTCCAAGGAAGCGTTGGTAGTAATGCTGATAATTGGATTGATTTTAATTTAAGCAATGCAAGTAATGTAAGCGTATATGTACAAAACCCTTATGATGACAGAGTTTTATTATATTCTGAAAGGCACACAGGCGGAGGTTATCCAAATGACAAATATACATATCAAGAAATACCTTTATATAAATTTAGGGCATTTTATGATGGAAACACAGCACAATCATTTTTATTAAATGATAATTATAATTTATTTTTAAGTTTTGATTATCAATTAGGTGGAGTAAGTTCAAATATTTTTTATTTTGACATTTCAGTTGTTTTTGATAGACCGAATGATGGAAAATTTTTATCAATTGATTCTAACGGAACATGGTCTACAACTACTACATTAAATAACACTTTTAGTACTAGAGTATTTAGAAAAGATACAGATACTTTACAAAATTTTAGGTTATTAAGCAAAGCGACATTAGGTGGTTTAAGTTTAATTCCAAGCAGCACAAATTGGTTTAATGAAATTAGAAATGCATTTATATTAATTAGACCAATTGCAACTGTAACAGGCGGCACAGATACAGTTATTTTAGACAATTTCCAATTGAATTTAAAACCTCAAAGTTTATCAGGACAAAGCATAATTTATTATGCAAATCAAACTACTCCATATTGGTATTCTATAAAAAATACCCCTGCGTATAAAATAAATATAAAAGAAATTAATTCAATGTATACAGGTGGGTATTATGGTTCAGGTTACGATGCAGCATATTTTGAAGACTGCATAATGACAAAATATACAGATGAATTTGAAGGTGTATATTTAGATTCTTCTAATTTATGGACTAGGCAATGGCAACAACACAATGAATTAAATTATAATTATTTTGATTCTTTGACTTGTGCAAGTATATTATCTTTTTATAAAAGTACTGGGAAAAAATTTACAGGCAATGTATATGCAGAGCAAGCACCTTATGATGGTTTAGTTCCTTTTGCATTTCCTATGCATTTGGAAATTTCAGGAAACAAAAATATAAATGCTGTTTTATTAATAGAAAATGAATTTCAATCTATTGTAATTGCAGATAGTGGAACAGTAGAAAATACATATTGCGGTTCTAATTTTTTGGCTGAATTTTATGAAGTAAATTCTAAGTTTTTTATGGTTGCAGCCGAGTTTGACTATGCAACAAATAAAACTTTAGTAAATTTACATCAAGATTTTACAGACACAAAAGAATTAGGGTTTTTTGTAGGCACACTCGGTCAGTCGGGTGGGTCTATTGATAATAAATATTTAGAAGTTGGTAGTAGTTCAGGTAACACACAAGAAGAAATTATAGACGGTTAAAATGGAACGTGATGAATTAAATAAACTAACAGAGCAAATGGATAAATGCTTGTTAGCAATTGATAGAATTGAACAAGCATTGTTAGGTAACGAGTTTAACGAGAACGGAATAGTTAAGCGATTAAAAGTAATAGAGGCTAAACTTAAAAGACTAGATAAAGCGTTTTACATTCTTTTGGGAATAGTAACATGCGGTGCTTACCCTGCTGCTATTAAGATTTTACCTGCTATAAAAGAATATTTAAAATAATAATTTATGAATAAAAAACTTAAAACAAACTACAAAACCACAATAATAGGGTTTTCGTTAGCAATTTTAATGAGTTGGCAGAATTTAGAAATAGACCACCCATTTTCTCCAAAGTCTATTTTTTCGATAATTGTTTCAACTGGTGTAGCAGCATTAGGGTTTTTACTAAAAGACGATATTTTAAATGGTAGTAAATAAAAAAGGAATTGATTTAATAAAGCAATTCGAAGGCTTTAGGAATGATGCTTATTTATGCCCTGCTAATATTTGGACTATTGGCTACGGAAATACAAGAGGCTTAGACGGTAAACCTATAAAAAAAGGCGATAAAATAACAAAAGAAGACGCAGAAAAGCTATTAATAAAAGAAGTAAATGAGTTTGCAAATGGTGTAAAAAAACTATTAAAGGTTAAATTAAATGAAAATCAATTTAGTGCATTAGTTTCTTTTGCTTATAACGTGGGTTTAGGTAACTTAAAAAATTCTACTTTGTTAAAATTGGTTAACATATTGCCTAATTCTGAAGCTATTTATACACAATTTTTAAGGTGGACGAAGGCAAATGGTAAAGAACTTATGGGATTGAAAACTAGACGTGTAGCTGAAGCAAATTTGTATTTTTCATAATTTAATTGCTAAATTAGCATAATTATAAAAATGTTTCGCAAAGAAGATTTAATCGTTTGGAACGGAATAATCACATACTGGCAAATTTTAAAAGATATTGCCGATGCTAAAGAATGCATGTTTGCTAATGAGGAAGAAATTACTTTATACAATTCTATATGAAATTTAGACCTAGAATAACAGAAAAAGAATTTAATTATTACCAAAATAAAAAGATTTGGGATAAAAAATTATACAAGGTCTTAATATTTTCAGATGTACACGGGTGGTTAGCAGACCTAAAAGCAATGCGTGTAATCAATAAAGTTTTACAAGCTAATAATTTTGACGAAGTGTGTATTAACGGTGATTTGGTAGATTTGCCATACCTATCTAAACATACTCAAAAATTATATCCTGATGGCATTTTAAAAGGCTATTCAGAAATTGAAGAGATAAACTACACTAGGGAGCAAATACTGCAACCTTTGAGATTAAGTACCGATGCAAAGATTAGGATAAGAATTGGCAACCACGATGAAAGAATAACAAAGCCTAATATGCTAGGCGAAAGGCAGTTAAAATACCTTGCTATTCTCTATAAAAACTTCGAAACGACTTTATTTCAAGAGATGCTAAATTTAAAGGATTTAGAGATGATTTACGACCCTAGCGATGTACATACATACTTTGACATATTTGACGTGGTGCATGGTCTTAAATTGGCTAAAAACGCAGCAGAGCAGAATATAAAAGACTATATGAGTTCAGGCAGTTCAGGGCATACGCATAGATTAAATTCTAAATTTATGACAAATAGGAAATCTCCATATGTATGGTTCGAAAGTGGATGTACGAGATTGGTAGAGCAAGTTGAATATCTACCTACGGGAGTAGTCGCAGATTGGCAGCAAGGTTTTGTTACTGTTAACTTTTGGCTAGAAAATGGCAAAATACGATTTTATGGTCAACCTACTATTATTTTAGATGGTAGATGCTGTTTCAATGGAATTGTTTACGATGGAAATTAGTATCTTTGTGTATGGCTGAGAATGCAGAAAATCACGAAGAATTAGAAGAAGTTGGGGACTCGCAAAGTTTAGCAGAAATCGACCTTTTTTTTGATATGGCTATTAAATTGGAGGAAAACAAATTCAATTTATATCCAGACCTAGCAAATAAAATGCAGCTAAAATGTATTCAATTAATATTACAAAGATTAGAATTTTTTGAATTTGAACAGGATTGAAGATTTAATTAAGAAAAAAAAACTCCTAGAGTTGGAAATAAGCAACATAAAAAAACAAATTAGGGAACTAATGTATGAAAAAATCAACAAATCTAAAAGATAAGCTAGACAAAATTTTTTCTTTATATATTCGTTTAAGAGATGCTGATGAAAATGGAACAGTCCAATGTTTCACAAGTGGTAAGCTAATGCATTACAAAAAAGCTCATGCAGGGCATTATATTTCACGTAGGCACTTATCTACTAGATGGGACGAAGTTAATGTGCAAGTGCAAAGCGTAGGAGAAAATATATA